TGAAGCAGGAGATCTTACAGGTGGTTTATTATTTGCAGCTAAAAAATTTGGTATTAAACTTGATGCAAATGAAATAGGAGCGATGATTAAATTAAATCCTTTAAATAGATTAAAACCAGTAGAATTTGGGGTGCCTAAAGCTGCACAAGAGGCCTTTGAGGTTGCATCTAAAAATTTAAATGATGCTCTTGCTGCTATTGCTAGAAAAAACCCTAGGGATCGAGATCTATTGGATTTTATAGATAATGTTAAAGGTAGTATTTCTGCTGTTAGACAAGGTGAACGTGGTAAAGGTGTGTTTAATTATATTAGAGATTTACTAAGATTTATTAAAGCTAGACAAAATGTAGTGACCAGAGAAGAGGCAGCAACTTTAAATCAACTTGAGGCAAAACTTAATAATGCTGTAGGACCCATGAGAGTCAATAAAACGAAATATGGTGGGGAAACTAATTATACGTTACAAGGTGGTAAAGATTATAGAGAAGCTGTCTTTACTTTAGATGAAGCTATTCCAACCAATAGTCGTCCCTTTAACAAAGGTGGACATTTTACAGAATCTTTACCAGAAAATACTAATAATATTTATCATATAAGATATGATACTAGATTTACACCAGAGGGTAAAAAAGTATTTATGATTAATGAAATACAATCTGATGTTAACCAAAGTATTGCAAAGTCTTTAAGTAAATCACAACAGCTGAACCCAGAATTTAGGGTTAACCCTTTTCAAAAAGATATTGAAATTTCTTTTATGTTAAATCAAAGAGGCAAGTTAGCTAATGAATTATCTGAGGCTATGGCAAAAGGTGATCAAGGATTAGTCAATCAAATATCAAACGATCTATCAAGGACATCACAAATTTTAAATTTGCTTGGGCGAAGAGCTGGCAATCAGAAAGATTACTTTCCAATGGTTGAGGCAGATCAATATGGAGACCATGCACTAAAATATTTAATGAACAAAGCGGCAAGAGAAAATGTTGATTACGTAGCCGTTGCACCATTTGACAAATTAAGTTTTCGTCAAGGTTACAAAGCTGGTAACGAAAGATTTTATGGCTATGCAAATGGTAAAGGTATTAATAAAAGTGGTACGGCAGTAATGCCTAATAACATGAAAAGGGCAGCAAGATTTTATGGGTCTAAAGCAGGTCCAATAAAAATCTCATTATCAGATCCATCAAAGCCTTATAAAAGTATTTCGCAAGATACTTTTAAATATCCCAAAGATCACAAATTATCTGGTAAAACTATTAAAAGTAATTATCATGATGAATCTAGAAAAGACCCCTTTTCAGGATCTAAGCAAATCACAGCTATGAATCCTAACTTGTATTTTGACGGTTTTGCTATAAAAGTTAATTCATTAATGAGAGGCACACAAAAAACCTACAAAGCTACAGGAGGACTTGTAGTAGATATATTTAAACCAATAAGGTACAATCAACCATGGCAGTAGAAAAAGTAACAGAAGAATTTAAAGAAGAGGCTCAGGTAGAAGAACCAGAGGGCCTTCCAGTCAATGTTGAAGTTGAAGGTGAAGAAGAGGTTGTTGAAGAAAGACCTCAAGATAACTTTAATGCAAATTTGGCTGAAGGTATGGACGAGCGTACTCTTAAAGATATGGGTACCGAGCTTATCCAAGAATACAAAAAAGATAAGACTTCTAGAAAAGAATGGGAAGATGCGTACATTAAAGGTTTAGATTTATTAGGTACTAAGTATCAAGAAGTAACTAAACCATTCAAAGGAGCATCTGGTGTAACCCATCCGTTGTTAGCTGAATCTGTTACGCAATTCCAAGCACAAGCCTACAAAGAATTAGTTCCATCTGACGGACCAGTTCGAACCCAAGTTATCGGTGCAGTGACACCGGCCACCGAACAACAAGCAGATAGAGTAAAAGATTATATGAATTACCTTCTTATGGAGGAGATGGAAGATTACACAACTGACATGGATCAAATGTTATTTTATCTTCCATTATCAGGATCTACTTTTAAAAAAATTTACTACGATGCAATGTTAGATAGACCTGTATCAAAATTTATTCCAGCAGAAGATTTAGTAGTTCCTTACTATGCATCAGATTTAAAGGATTGTGAAAGAATTACTCATGTAATTAAAATGACAGCTAATGAACTTACAAAAAAAATGGCTGCAGGAACTTACCGAGATATTGATTTGATAGATTCTAATAGTGAACCAGATAGTGTTCAAAAAAAATTGAATGAACTTGAAGGTGTTAAAGGCACTGGATCAGATCTTTTACATACAGTTTTAGAAATGCATGTGGATTTAAATTTAGATGACTTTGAAGATTTTGATGACAAAGCAAAAAAAATTAAAATACCTTACATTGTAACTGTAGATGAGGGATCTGGAGAAGTTTTATCTATTTACAGAAATTACAAACCTGAAGATTCTACTTATCAAAGAGTAGAATACTTTGTTCATTTCAAATTTTTACCAGGATTAGGTTTCTATGGTTTTGGTCTGACACATATGATTGGTGGCTTATCACAAGCAGCAACTCAATCACTAAGACAATTGATTGATGCAGGAACTTTAAAAAATTTACCAGCAGGATTTAAATCTAGAGGTATAAGAGTTAGAGATGATGACCAACCAATTCAGCCTGGAGAGTTTAGAGATGTAGATGCACCTGGCGGAAACATTAGAGATCAATTTTTTAATTTACCTTTTACAGAACCATCACCAACTTTATACAATTTAATGGGGTTTGTTGTTCAAGCAGGACAAAAATTTGCTGCTATTACAGATAGTAATATAGGAAATGATGTACAAAACAGAGCAGTTGGCACAACAATGGCACTCATGGAGCGTGGTTCACGTGTTATGAGTGGTGTTCACAAACGATGTTACTATGCAATGCGTTTAGAATTTAAAATTTTAGCAAGAATTTGTGGAGAATCTTTACCACCCGTGTATCCATATGATGTTTATGGTGGCCCTAGAGAAATAAAACAATTAGATTTTGATAACAGAGTAGATATTTTACCTGTTGCAGATCCAAATATCATGAGCATGGCTCAAAGAGTAACCCTTGCTCAGTCACAATTGCAAATTGCACAGTCAAACCCACAGTTACACAACATACACGAAGCATACAGACGTGTTTATGAGGCATTAGGAACAAAACAAATCGAAGCTTTACTTAAACCACCACCAAAACAACCTGAACCTTTAGATCCTGCAAAAGAAAATGCACGTGCTTTACAAATGAAACTGTTAACAGCTTTCGAATTTCAAGATCACGATGCACATATTGCTGCTCACATGGCGTTTATGGCAACACGAATGGTTCAAATTAATCCACAAGTATACGCTTTGTTACAATCACACATTTCTGATCACGTTTCATACAAAGCAAAAGCAGAAGTGAATTCATTGATGATGGAAGATCCACAAATGCAACAATTAGCTCAACAGGATCCACAACAATTTAGTATTATGTTTGAAGCTGAGGTTGCAAAAGTAGCTGCAAGGATAACTCAAGAGCTTGCACAAACAGAAACAGAGGCTAATGCAGCTAAACAAGACCCACTTGTTCGAATTAAACAACAAGAAATTGATTTACGAGCTATGGATCTACAAAGAAAAGCTGAAGAAACAAAATTTAGAGCAGAACAAGAAAACCAAAGAGTTGCTGCACGTTTAGAATATGATTATGATAGACTTGCACAACAAGATGAGCAATCTGAAGATAGATTAGAAATAGCGAGACAGAAACTTGAAAAAAAATAGAGATCCAAAAGTAGGGACTGGTAAAAAACCAAAAGGTTCAGATAGAAGATTATATACTGATGAAAATCCTAAAGACACAGTAAGAATAAAATTTAAAACACCTGCTGATGCAAGTGCAACTGTTGCAAAAGTTAAGCGTATAAACAAACCATTTGCTAGAAAAATACAAATTTTAACCGTTGGTGAACAAAGAGCTAAGGTTATGGGTAAAACCAGGGTAGCTTCAATATTTAAAGCAGGAAAAAATGCAATCAGAAAATCAAAACAAGCGTAAAGGCTTAAGCGGGGGTGTAAAATCAGGGCCACCACCAAAAAGAGGACCAAACCCACAAGGACTAAAACGAAAGGAGTTTAAGAGTGTCAAAAAAAACACCAAAAAACTCATACGAAAGTCTCTCAGTAGAGTCTAAAATACTTTTTCTTGCTGGGATATTTGATGGAGAAGGAAGTTTTGGCATTTGGTCAAAGGGAAAAGGTAGAAAAAAAGAATTTGCCTGTACTATCGAGATGACAGACAAAGATACCCTCTTAAAATTTGTAGATATGTTTGGTGGTCAACTGTTTTCTTGTAAAGTAAGAAAACCACATCACACACCCACTTGGAGATGGAGGCAGAACGGCTACAGGGCTTTCCAAATAATGGATAAAATGATAGAATTCATGAGTCAACGAAGACAGGAGAAATATTATGTGGTTAAGCGCGATAAAATTAGCGGCACAAGCAGGTACGCACATATTCAAGAAGCGTCAAGAGACTAAAATGTTAATGGCTGATGCACAAATGATGCATGCTAGAAAAATGGC